AAGAAGAGCAGCACAAGAAAGAAAAAAATATTTAGATGATGCTTTCAATTCATCAAAGGCTGCTTTAGGTGGATTTGGTGATGCCCTTATAAGTTCAGAAAGATCATTTAGCAAATATAACTCTGTAATAGGAAGCAGTACTGATGCGTTAAGTAGTATGGTAGCTGTTCTAGGACCACTGGGACAAGCATTTTCTGTATTAATTAAATTAATAGGATTAGTAGCTCAGGGTGCAGCAAATCAAGCAGATAATTTAGTAACTGCTACAGATACTTTAAAAAATATGGGCACCGCCGGTGCCTTTACTTCTGAAGAGTTTCTTGAATTAGCAAACAATGCCGGTGTTGCATCATCTAATTTTGAAATACTAACAAAACCTATTAGATCGTTAGGATCTTCTATTCTAGCACTAGGAACTTCTGCAGGAGATAGTGCGATATCTTTCATGAAACTTACAGAGGTAAGTAAAGAAGAAAGAATGAGAATGAGACGGTTAGGAGTAGATCAAGAAGAACTGATACAGACTCAAGCCGATTTTGTAAAATTACAACAGTTATCAGGTGTTCAACTTTCATCTAGGTACAGAACCGAAGATCAACTAAGAAAGGCATCATTAGAGTATGTCACTAACTTAAAAGAATTAAGTTCTTTAACTGGTGAAGACGTAGATACTTTAAAGAAACGTCAACAAGAAATGGCTGCTCAAGCAGAATTTCAAATTAGAAATATCCAATTACAAGAAAAAGAAAATCAACTCCGTGAACAAGGATTAGCTACAGGGAATGAAGAATTAATTGCAGAAGCGGATAGAATACAAGCCCAAATAGCCGCTGAGGAAGCTGCTAGAAACTTGACAGCTTCTTTCGGTGACCCAAGACTAACACAAGGTATGACTGAACTTCTAACTACAGGTGGTTCAGCTATTTCTGAAGTTAGTGGTTATCTACGAAATGCTATACCTGATATAGATTTATACTTATCCAGAATACGAGAAGGTGATGAAACTGCTGCTGCTGAAATGATGGAAGCATTTAAAGATAACATGCTTAGTATAGCAGCATCTGGTCAAGGTGAAGCAGCTATTCTAAGTGCTGAATATCGTGAAAATGTTCTCTTTATGTCGGATGAATTATTAGCAAAAATGATAAGCATGAAAGACATAGATATATCCGAAGGACTAAACAATGCTGCTAATGATATAAGAACTGCGTCCGAAGAAGCATTTGACGTTATTATATCCGGTAGAACAAGATTGACTGAAACTGAAATAGCAGCAGCAGTAGCTTTGGATGAAGTACTATATCCTGCGGCAGAAGTTTTATCTAATGGGTTTATAGGATTAAACAAAGTTGTAAATGAGTTAACTTTAAGTTTTGATAAACTTATAGGTTATATACCGGGTTATGAATCTAGATCAGAACTACAAGGAGATATTACTGCTGAACAAATTAAAATAGAAGAAGCTAGACAAAATATATCTGAAGCAGATCAAGATGATGGATTTTTTAGTTTTAGTAGAACAAGAAGAAATATAGCACAAAATACCATTAATGATGCGCTAGATAGGCAAGCTCTATCAGCGGTTGAACTAATTGAAAAGGGTGGAACAATAGATAATGAAGAAATCCTTAATCAGGTTATAGAAAGAGTAGAAAAACAATTAGCTGATAGCGAACAACGCATACAGAGGGGTTCGTATATAGTAGGTGAACGTGAAGAATTTCAACGAAGACTAGATATTCTTAGACAAGAACAATCTAATATTACACCTGTAACCCAACCAGAACAGGTAATACAACCAGAACAGCAAAGTTCAGCAGAAGTAGAAAGAATTAGAAGATTAGGTGTTAGTCAAGAAGAATTTATTCAAGTACAACTAGAAGCAGCTAATACTATAACTCCTGAAGTAGAACAACCTATTCAAGTTCAACTAGAAGCAGCTAATACTATAACTCCTGAAGTAGAACAACCTATTCAAGTGCAACTAGAAGCAGCTAATACTATAACTCCTGAGATAGAGTCGGCACGAGTAGTATCAATTAACACTTCTAATTTAACAGAAGATTTAAATAAAATAACAGATGCTTTTACTATTTCAGGAATTAAACGTGATAATACAGCCAATATAAACAATATAAACAATACATTAGAAGATGGTTTATATAGACAAGAACGAATGGATTCTTATAGTGATATAAGAAATCAAGAACGTGAAATAGCTCTTTTAAGAACATCAGATAGGAATATACAGATTCCTAACAGTAATTCTATAACACCTGAATTGGATACTCAAACTAATATACGTAGAACTGAAACGAATGAAGGTTCGTCTGTTGTAAGAGATAATGTAACTCAAACAGAAAGAATATTATTATTGAACGAACAACTAATTACAATGCTATCTCAAAAACTTGATACAGTGATAAACATATTGGGTGATAGTGTTGACATACAAGACAGAAGTTTTAGATATAACTCAGTATAAGCTAAATATAGTATTAGCTAAGTAGAACTATTATGTCATATAAGAAGAAGTTTTTAAATAAAAGCGGTTTTTCTAGTCCAATTTCAGGAGCAAACAGTAATTTGGGTGCTTGGAATGGATCACCGGGTCAAAACGGTTCGCCTACCGGTGGTTGGAATAATCAAGAAATGGGTTATAAAAACTATATGTCTAGATTACCTGAGGTATATACAGGTCATCCAAATAGAATAGAACGTTACAATCAATATGAAATGATGGATGTTGATGCTGAAATTAACGCATGTTTAGACATTATTTCTGAATTTTCTACTCAACGAAACGAACATAATAAAACTCCATTTGATATAGAATTCACAGAAGAACCTACACCGCATGAATTAGAAATGATCAAAACACAACTACAGCAGTGGTGTAAACTTAATCAATTTGATAACAGAATATTCAAAGTGTTTAGAAACACACTAAAATATGGTGATCAAGTATTTGTTCGTGACCCAGAAAATTTCAAGCTTTACTGGGTTGATATGACTAAAGTAATCAAAGTTATTGTAAATGAAAGTGAAGGTAAGAAACCTGAACAGTATGTAATCAAAGATATCAATATCAATTTACAAAATTTAACTGTAGCTCAGAAAACTAACACTGACTTTGCTGCTAATCCTGCTACTGGATTAGGTGGTACTGGTGGTGGCGGTCAAGGTCAGGGATATACTGTACCTGCTATGCCATATAATACTACAGGATCAAGATTTACATTAGGACAAAGTGAGTCAGCTATTGATGCTAAACATGTGGTCCATCTTAGCTTAACAGAAGGTTTAGACAGATTTTGGCCCTTTGGTCAATCAGTTTTAGAAAACATATTCAAAGTATACAAGCAAAAAGAATTGCTAGAAGACGCAGTATTGATTTATCGTGTACAACGTGCTCCTGAACGTAGAATGTTTAAGATTGACGTAGGTAATATGCCCAGTCACTTGGCAATGGCGTTTGTAGAACGTATTAAAAACGAAATTCACCAACGCAGAATTCCATCTATTCACGGTGGACAATCAGTAGTAGATGCTACATATAATCCACTGTCAATGAACGAAGACTACTTCTTTCCAGTAACAGCAGATGGTAGAGGTTCTTCAGTTGAAGTATTACCAGGTGGTCAAAACTTAGGTGAAATTGATGACTTGCGTTATTTCAATAACAGATTAGCTAGAGGATTACGTGTACCTAGTTCATACTTACCAACAGGACCAGATGATAATACTACACCGCTAAGTGATGGTCGTGTAGGTACAGCAATGATTCAAGAATTTAGATTCAATCAATATTGCGAAAGACTACAAAATTACATGTCATTAACACTAGACGAAGAATTTAAACTGTTCTTACGTTGGAGAGGATTTAATATTGATTCTGGATTGTTTACATTGAGATTCAATCCACCGCAAAACTTTGCTGCTTATCGTCAAAGTGAACTAGACACAGCTAGAGTGAACACATTTACTACTATGGAAGCTATACCCTATATCTCAAAGCGTTTTGCTCTTGAAAGATTCTTGGGCTTGAGTGAAGAAGAAATAGCTAAGAACGAAAAACTTTGGGAAGAAGAAAATCAAGAAGAAGTATACAATGAACCTGCAGGTAGTGATTTAAGAAGTGTAGGTGTTTCTGTAGGAGACTTCCAAGCTGACCAAACTACTGCTGACGAAGCAGCAGCAGGCGAAGAAGCCGAAGGTGGCGCTGAAGCAGGTGCTGAAGTAGCAGGCCCGGTAGGTGGAGGAGAAGCAGGTGGAATTTTACCAACTCCTCCCCCAGCATAATAAAAAGATAAATACAAATAAAGGGTAATTGTATGAAGTTGATGGAGATGTTTGACACACCAGTAGCTGGATATCAAGATGTTAATCAAGACAACTCTAAACCTACCTGGAGAACTTCTAGAAAAACAAAACTTACTCTCAAGCAAATAAGAAAACTAAGAAAAATGCTTGATGTTAGACAATACGAAAAGCAATTACATCTCAAAAAAGTTCGCAAACAATATGGAGCAAAAACTGAAGAAGGCGCTGCTCCTGCTATCTAAATTGTGAATTTTTTATAAATCCTATCAAAAACGCAAAAAATACACACTTATTCCATAGTTTTTTAAGCTATGCTATAAATACTTTCACAACAAAGCCATTTCTTTCTAGGAGACTAACAATGGATAACAAAAAATTTGAAAAGTTGATTGATCTTATCATCAACGAAAATGAAGACCAAGCGCGTGAGCTTTTCCACGAAATCGTAATAGATAAATCACGAGAAATTTATGAATCTATCATGGAAGAAGAAATGATGGATGAAGGTATGTATGAAGAAGACGAGATGGATGAGGGCATGGGCGGCCAAGTTGGCGACTTGCTTGATGAAATTGAATCTGAAGAGTCTGGCATGATGGAAGACGAAGAAGATTTAGAAGCAATGGATGACATGGCTGACGCTGATGATTCTATTGAACTTGATGCAGAAGATATGGGAGACGATGAAGGCGGCGAAGAAGTAGAAGACGCTGTAATCAGAATTGAAGACAAACTTGACCAGCTAATGGCAGAATTTGAATCAATCATGGGCGGTGACGCTGACATGGGCGATGACGATGAAGAAGTAGAAGTAGATAGCGAAGAAGACACTGAAGAAGAAGTAATGGAAGCAGTACAGTTACAGAAAGTATCTGTAACACACGGTGACAATGGTGTACAAACTAAGTCAACTGTAGCTGCAAATTCAGGACAAGCTGGAATGGCAAGCAAGCCAGTAAAAGCAAGCACTACTACTGAAAACGGAAGACCTGCTCCAACTGTTAAAGATGTAGAAGGTGCAAGCAATTTTAAAAATGCTCCTGGACAAAAGAAGCAGGATCTAAGTTCTGCTCCAAAGCCAGTAACTAAGCAAGATTCTGGTGTTAATACAAAAAGTCCAGTAGCTAAGTAATCTGAGACAAATGGCTTTGTTACTCAGTAACAAGAGAGAAAAAGGGGGATCAATTTTGATCCCCCGAAACTGAGAAAATAATATGCATAATAAATCGGTACTACAAGAATATTTGAATCCTTCACTAGCTAGAACTAATGTAGTTTTAGAAGAAGGTCAAGATGCATTTGGAAACAAAGCTAAAAATATGTACATGGAAGGTATCTTTATTCAAGGCGATGTAAGAAACGCTAACGGTAGAGTATATCCCAGAAATGAAATCAGTAGAGCAGTACATACCATTCAGGATCAATTGAAAAGCGGTATCTCTATCTGCGGTGAAGTAGATCATCCAGATGATTTAAAAATCAACTTAGATAGGGTAAGCCATTGCATCACTAATATGAATATGGACGGCTCTAACGGCATCGGAAAACTAAAAATTCTTCCTACTCCAATGGGTCAGTTGATCAAAACTATGCTTGAAGCAGGTGTAAAGCTTGGTGTATCTAGTCGTGGATCAGGTAACGTAAATGATATGAACGGTCACGTAAGTGACTTTGAAATCATTACTGTTGATATCGTAGCACAACCTTCAGCACCAGATGCTTATCCAAGAGCTATTTACGAATCATTGATGAACTACAAAAACGGTGGACACATCAAAGAAGGTTTAACTGAATCATTAGAAGTTAGAAAGTTTAGACAATCGTTACTAAAAGATATTAACAAGTTTATTAACAACTTAAAGTTATAAAGAATTCATCAAAACAGAATTTTCTGTTTTGTAATAACTCAAGCACCAGAGTATAAATGGAGCATACGATAAAGGGGAATAGATATGCTAGAAGCTATCAAACCATTGTTAGAAAGCGGATTAATCAACGAAGATATCGGGCAGCAAATTAATGAGGCCTGGGAAGCTAAGTTGAATGAAGCTAAAGAACAAATACGTGCTGAACTCAGAGATGAGTTTGCTGGTAAGTATGAACACGATAGAAGTGTGATGGTTGACGCCCTTGATAAAATGGTAACAGAAAGTCTTTCCGAAGAGATCAGAGAATTCAACGAAGAAAGACAAGCAATGAACGAAGACCGCGTTAGAGCCAGACAGCAACTAAGCGAATCTGCACAAAAATTCAATAACTTTATGGTTCAGAAATTAGCTGAAGAGTTAAAAGAATTAAGATCAGATCGTAAAGTTCAGATGGAAAATCAACAGAAACTTGAAAAGTTTATTGTACATGCTCTTGCTAAAGAAATCAAAGAGTTTGCACAAGACAAGCAAGCAGTTGTTGAAGCTAAGGTTAAGTTAGTTGCAGAAGGTCGTGCTCAGTTAGAAAAACTTAAGGCTAAGTTTGTTGCCGAAAGTGCTAAAAAGATCAACACGATTGTTACTAGTCACATCAAAGGTGAAATGTCACAACTTAAAGAAGATATCAAATCTGCTAAAGAAAATAACTTTGGTAGAAAAATTTACGAAGCATTCGCTAGCGAGTTTTCTGTAACTTATCTTAACGATAAAGCAGAAACTAGAAAGCTTATGAACACATTGCTAGAAAAGGATAAACAACTAAGTGAGTCAATTGCTAAACTACAAGAAACTCAAAAATTAGTTGAAACAAAGGAACGCGAAGTACGCATTATCAAAGAGTCTACTCAACGTGCTAAAGTACTTGAAGAATTAACTTCTACTTTAAACGAAGAAAAGGCTGATGTAATGAAGTCTTTGCTTGAAAGCGTCCAGACACCAAAATTGAAGGCCGCTTTTGATAAGTATTTACCAGCTGTACTAAACACTGGCGCTCAGGCAAAACCAGCTAAAACTGTAATTTCTGAAAGCTTAGTAGAAGTAACTGGTGATAAATCTGCCAAGAAAATTATTGAAGTAGATCACACTGAAAAAGACAATGTGATTGATATCAAGCGTTTGGCAGGGCTTTAATTAGACATAGATTAGGAGAAAATATAACATGTCAAAAGTACTCTTAGAAAGCCGTTGGGACGAGACCAAAGAGGCCCTGTTAGAAGGCTTGAAAGGCACTCGTAAGTCAACAATGGGTGTTATTTTAGAAAACACTCGCAAACAACTATTGAACGAAAGTTCTGCTGGCACTACTACTGCTGGTAACATTGCTACACTTAACCGTGTAATTCTACCTGTTATCCGTCGTGTGATGCCAACTGTTATTGCTAACGAACTAGTTGGTGTTCAGCCAATGACTGGTCCCGTTGGTCAGATTCACACATTACGTGTACGTTACGCACAAAGCTTAACCGATACTTCAGCAGCAGCAACTTCTGTAACTGCTGGCGAAGAAGCATTAAGCCCATTCAAGATTGCACAAGCATATTCTCGTGTACCAAGTTCAGCTACTACAACTTCTGAGTACACTGGTGCTAACACTGCTGCTCTTGAAGGTAACGGTGGTAAGCAAATTTCTGTGCAGATTCTACGTCAGGCTGTTGAAGCCAAGTCACGTAAGTTGCAAGCACGTTGGACATTTGAAGCTGCTCAGGACGCTCAGTCTCAGCACGGTATTGATGTAGAAGCAGAGATCATGGCTGCTCTTGCACAAGAAATCACCGCTGAAATTGATCAGGAAATCTTATTGTCCTTGAGAACTCTTGCTTCAACTGAATTTACTTACAACCAAGCTACTGTATCAGGTACTGCTACTTACGTTGGTGACGAACACGCTGCTCTAGCTGTGTTGATCAACCGTGTTGCAAACTTGATCGCTCAGCGTACCCGTCGTGGTGCTGGTAACTGGGCTGTTGTATCTTCAGCAGCATTGACTGTTCTTCAGTCAGCAACTACTTCAGCATTCGCACGTACTACTGAAGGAACTTTTGAAGCTCCAACTAACACTAAGTTTGTTGGTACTTTGAACGGCGCAATGCGCGTATTCGTAGACTCTTACGCTCCAGACACTACTCCTGTATTGGTTGGATATAAGGGTTCAAGCGAAACTGACGCAGCAGCATTCTACTGCCCATACATTCCATTGATGAGCAGCGGTGTTGT